TTAAGCTAATAATTTTAAAAATTCATCTTCGCTTATTATTTCAATAGGATGTCCAGCCTCTATTAAAGCTATTGCTTTTTCTTCTTTTGTGCTTAATCCATCACTACCAACAATACTTTTATCCTGTAGACCTACTACAACATAGTTAGTAGATCTACTAACTCCGGATTTTAAAATTCCACCAACATCTACTACTTTTTGCATGGCTTCCTTTCTACTTAATTTAGATAGTTCACCTGTAAAAACAAAATTTTTATTATAGAAAGGATGATTATTATCAAATGCATCTTTATCAGGAGTTATGTCTGCTATAGAAATCTTTGAATGAAATCTAGACTTTTTATTTGATTTAGTTCCAAAAGTCTTAACTTCTTTTACTTGAGAAAATTGTTTCCATGATAGTTTACTTAAAAAATCAAAAGTTGTTTCAAAAGATTCAGACTTTAAAATTTCAAGTGATTTAATAATTATTTGAGAACATGCTAAAGTATCAGCTAATGCATTATGATGTTCATCTAGAGAAATATTTAAATGATTACAAATGCAATCCAGAGTATGTTTATCACAATCAGGATAAAGTCTATTTGCAAATTGAAGTGAGCATATATATTCAAAATCAGGGAAATTTATATTATATTCCTTTAAACAAGCTTTTAATACAGTCATATCAAATACTGCGTTGTATGCAGTTATAAGATTACTACCATCAAAGTAATGACTTATTTTTCCCCATACTTCATCAAATTTTGGAGCACAAGCAACTTCATCAGGAGTTATGCCATGAATACTCATGTTAATATCATCAAAATCAAGTGTAGGCGGTTGAATCAGTGTATAAAACTTATCTACAATTTTATTATTATCTACCATGACTAACCCCATAGAACAAGCACTATTATAATTACTATTTGCAGTTTCAAAATCAATTGCAATAAAATCAAACTTCATATTCCAGTACCCCCAATTAACCTATTTTATTTTTGAAATTTCAATTCTATTAATTCCTTAGGAACCATCATAAATCTAGCAAGTTGTTCTAAGCTTAGTTCCTCTATGTAACATTTGTCTATACTATTTAAATCAATAAGCAGCTCTGCTGCAAACTTATTGGCTTCGTTTTCATGTCTTCCTTTAGGGAATAATGTGTTTTCACGTAAGAAGTGTATTTCTTTAGAAGAGTGCATAACAGCATGTCCAATTTCATGTGCTAAAACAACTCTTTTTTCATCTTCAGTTAAATTGGAGTTTATAATTATGAATTTATTTTTCTTAACTTTTATATAATATCCCTTAGTGTTATCCGAGTATTCTAAAAATTTAACATTTAAGTTAAGGCAACTAGCTAAAAGAAAAGGGTCCCTGGTTCCATACTTTTTAACTAGGTTCTTAACCCTTAATGGTATGTTTTTCATAAGACCACCTACTTCTTTTTACTATACTTCTCTTTATTTATTTTTTTAGATTCCCAAAATAAATCACTTATATCTTTAAATATTTTTTCCTTATCATCTTCATCAAGTTCTCCATTCATGAATAGAGCTTTGGCATCTTCCATAAATGTATCATGATCCTTTTGTTCTCTTTTAGTTGGAGTTGAAGATTTAGAATGAGATGCATCATTAAAATTTTCATTTAACAGATAGTCTGTAGTTACATCTAATGCTTTAGCTAATTTAGCAGCTATATCACCACGAGGGTTTCTCTTACCATTTTCATATCTTGATAAGGTTGCTTCAGTAATTCCTACTTTGTCAGCTAATTCCTTTTGTTTCATATCTAACTTTTGCCTTAAATATAGTATTTTATCACCTATAGTCATATACTCAACTCCTTTCTAAATTAACTACTTACCAATATTATAAATAATATTACATTAACGTAATAAAAACTTACCAAAATTATAAAAAATATATTGACACTTACCACTTGGTAAGTTATTATAAAATTACCAAATGGTAAGAGGAGGTGAAAGAATGAAAGAAAATTTACTTAAGAGTAAAAGGACATTAAATGGTTTTACGCAAGAAAGCATGGCTAAAAATATAGGTATTTCAACTAAAACTTATAATAGGAAAGAGTTGAAAATGTCTGATTTTACAATAGGTGAAGTTATTAATATAAGTAAATTATTGAAACTTTCACCTAAGGATATAAATTTAATTTTTTTTGATGGCAACTTACCGATTGTATAAGTTGAGTGGCATAATTTAATTTTAAATCAAAAGTGAAATTATATGAATGTATTTAAAATACATAAATATTCCATAAATACAACACAAGACTACTTGTCCACTAAAAAGTAGGTATTTATGGTAATTGAAAGAAAGTGAGGTCTTTATATATGGAAGTTAGAATAGTTACAGACTTTAGTTCTATAAGATGCAAACTAAGAAAGATGGAGCCTAATTGTGCATTTATATGTGATGCTAAAGACATATCATTTGGATATATATCATTTGAAAACCATAGGCTTACATATACAGGCATAAATCATGAAGGTTTAAAAAACTATAAACTTATTAAAAAGGAAATTGACAATTAAGTTATTAACATAAAATTAACAATTTAATTATTAATAAAATTGAACTCAAATTATTTTTCGATATAACAATAAATTATCAATAAAAGAAAAGTAGGTGATGTTAATGTCAAATGAATATAGAAATATTTATCAAATAGCAAGAGAATCCTCTGGACTAACACAGGAAAAGGCAGCTGAATTAATAGATGTGTCTGTGGAAAGTATCAGGTGCTATGAAGGCGGAAAGAGAATACCACCTGATAAAGTTGTAATCAAGATGATTGAAATATATGACTCAAGGTATCTCGCATACCAGCATTTAAAGACAAGTGCAGAGGTTGGGCAAACATACTTACCTAAGATAGAGTTAAAGGATTTACCAACTGCAATATTAAGACTTTTAAAAGAGGTTAATGACTTTGTAAACTGCAAGGATGAATTAATAAATATAACTTGTGATGGAGTTATAAGTGAAAGTGAACAGGACCGTTGGAAGTCAATATTAAAGGAATTAGAAGATGTTGAAGAGGCTATAATGGCCTTGAAGTTTGCAAAATAAAAGCGCTTATAGTGAAAAATCACGAAATGGAATGTTTTTGAATATTATATATGAGCAATAAGATGATGGGGTGCAAGTATGAAAGTTAATGTTTTTTTACCTGATGATATAACATATCTTCAAGAAAAATTTGCAGATGTAGTAACTGATATTTTGATAAGAAAACTGAATAAAAAAGAAGTTGACGAGTTGATAGAAGTATTGGAAACTACAGATTCTTTATAGAACATTAACGGACAAAGTGTAGGAGGGAAAGTGTTATGAGTAAAGATGATATAGTGGTGTACTTAAGTCATATTAGAGATATAAGCAAAGATGAAGGTCTTAAATTAGATGCAGCAGCGTTAACTTTAGCAATTGATGCTATAAATACATTGGATATAGTTAAAGGGAATTTAGTTCAGATTGAAGCACCAAACGTAGGAGATAGCTATATTGATGATTCTTTGGTAGCTATTAATAAAATCCATGAGTATAAGTATGAGGAGGAAGCAATATGAAAAGAAAACATGTTATAAATGCACTTGAGAGTTTAAGGCAAGAGTCTAATGATCCTATGGCTTTAAATATAGCTATAGAGGCAGTGAAGAATTATAGAAAAATTAAAGTACTAGAATTTATAAAAGTACTAGCTTTCTCAACCTTATTTTGGGGTGGCTTTATTACTGTTGCAAAAATAATTTATGCCTAGTTAGGAGGGTTAATATGAAATATACAGTACATGGGTTTAGCCAAGAAAGGTTAATAGAACTAGGATTAGACTATGTAGATGCAGCAATACTTAGGTATTTTATAGATTTTAGGGAAACAAAGAAAATGGCCACGAAAATAATAAATGGAGAGCCATATTATTGGGTAAAGTATGAATCTATTCTTCAGGAGTATCCAATTTTAAATATAAAAACAAAAGATAGCATGTATAGGAGGCTTAAAAAGCTAGAAGAAGCAAAGGTATTAAAGCATGTAACAATACGGAGCAATGGGACATATTCTTATTACACTACATCAGAAAATTACTTAGAATTGGTATCAAAAAATGAAACGGATGAAAATCCGAACCAAACGGATAGAAATCCGAGTCAAACGGATAATAATCCGGAGCATACGGATGAAAAACATACAGGAGTCGGATTGAAAGTCGGAACAAATAATCCTTCTACTATATCCATTAATAATAATAATGTCGAGAATAAAAATCTCGACGATAATGCAAAAAAAATAATTGAGTATTTAAATACTAAAGCTAATAAAAATTTTAGAACAAATACTCAAGCAACTAAAAAGTTAATAAAAGCAAGGTTAAAAGAGGGGTTCACCTTAGAGGACTTCAAAAAGGTTATTGATAACATGGTTATCGAATGGACAGGCACCCAATGGGAAAAGTACTTGGTACCTACTACCCTATTTGCAGGTAAGTTTGAAACTTATCTAAACCAAGTAAAAAATGAAAAGAAGAAATTAAACACAGATCCTAAGGAACCTAATAAACCTTTAAAAATTATTTGGGGGGAAATGTAGCATGGAAATGGTTATGCCATATAGTTTAGAAGCAGAGGCAACAGTACTTGGAGGAATTATAAACAACTCTGAAAAATTAAACGAGGTTGAAGATATATTAAATCAAAGTGATTTTTACATGGAGAAACACCAGTTAATATATAGCACAATGAGAGAATTAAGCAATAGAGGAGTAAGCATTGATTTAGTTACTTTATCAAATGAATTAAACACTAATAAAAAGATTAATAAGTGTGGAGGAATGACTTACTTAACTTCTCTAAGTGGAACATCTAATTTTGGAGAAAACATAATAAATCATGCAAACATAGTTAGAGAAAAATCAGAGAGAAGAAGACTTATAAAGGCAGGCATGAAGTTAATTGAAGACTCTTATGATGGAGACATAAACCAGGTATCATCTTCTATGGAAATGGCATTAGATAGTGTAGCTGATAAAAATAAAGATGGAGAAATGGTTAGTATTGGAGATGCACTACAAGATGCAATTACGAGTATTGAAGATAAGTTCAAAAATGGAAGTAGAATCCTTGGGAAAACCACAGGTTTTAAGTCATTAGATAATACTATTTCAGGTTTGAATAAAGGAGATTTTATAGTAATAGCTGCAAGACCTTCAATGGGGAAAACTGCATTTGCACTAAATATTGGACAGGCTGCTTCAAGGGAAGGCAATGTGGGTATATTTTCACTTGAAATGCCAGAGGAACAACTTATGCAAAGATTTTTATCAGCTAGATGTTTAATTCCATTTCAGACTATTAAAACAGGAAAACTAAGCCCTGCAGAGTTTGAAAGAGTATCTACTGGAGCTGCAGACCTCGCTAATAGAAATATTTTTATTGATGATAATTCAACATCACTTTCAGATATTAAAGCTAGATGTAGAAGTTTAAAAAAGAAACATGGCTTAGATGTTGTTATTATAGATTATCTTCAACTTCTTGAAACATCAGAGAAAACTTATTCAAGGGAACAGGAAATAGCAAAAATATCTAGAGAACTTAAGAAGATGGCTAAGAAATTAGAAGTAACAGTAATAGCTCTATCACAGTTATCACGTGCTACAGAACAAAGAGCAGATAAGAGACCAATGTTATCTGACCTAAGGGAATCAGGCTCCATAGAACAGGATGCAGATGTAGTAATGTTTTTATATCGTGATGAATACTATGACGAGGATAGTTCTAGCAAAGGTATTTCAGAAGTGATAATTGGTAAAAACAGAAATGGACAAGTTAAGACTATAAACTTGGCATGGCGTGGAGAATATCAACGCTTTGGGGAACTAGCAGTGTAATGGATATGAAAGAGTTAAGTAATGATATCTTAGAATTTTTAAAAATGAGTAGAGAACTACTAGACTATTGCTCCTGTATGGAGATGGCAACTAAGTATAAACCTAAAGAATTTAATTATAGCGAATATAGGCACCTACTTCATAACACAGTTAAAGAAATAGTAAAAAAAGAAGATGTAGCCAAAGTATATAATCATGAATTTAGATAGAAGTAGGATATGGATAAGGGAGTAATAAATTATGAATAAAGTTGTTTTAATTGGAAGATTGACTAAGGATCCAGAGCTTAAGTTTACACCAGGTACCGGAACTGCAGTATGTACATTTACAATTGCAGTAAACAGAAGATTTAAGAAAGAAGGTCAACCGGATGCTGATTTTATACCTGTAGTAGTATGGGGAAAGATAGCAGAAAGCACTGCTAACTATATGAGTAAAGGTAAACTTTTGAGTGTAGCTGGAAGAATTGAAACTCGTTCCTATGAAGCCAAAGATGGTGGAAGAAGATACGTTACTGAGGTAGTAGCAGATGAAGTTAGTTTCCTTGAATGGGGAAATAAAAATGGAGAGCCAGATATGACTCAAGTTGATGATGGAGATGATGGACCATTCTAGGAGGTTTAAAATGTTAGCTTATAAGGGTAAAAGAAAAGAGATAGTTAATATTCTATCCTTTACAGAAACAGGAGCAGTAAAACAATATGAACCAGTAGAACATCCAGGAAGAAGGTTCATGCCATTAATAGAGAATGACAAAAACATAGAGGAATTTCAGATAATCGAAGATTTTCAATTAAATTTATTTGAGATATACGAATAAAATTTGTTATAAAAATAGACTTCAACTCTTGAGGAAAACAGAGGGATGTATTAACTACTAAAACCAAAATAAAAAGTGAGGTGAAAGTAGTTAATCACAAGTTATGTTAGTAAGTCACCCCCTGAAAATATAAAGTCGCTCCCTCTGTTTTTATGAGGAGTTGAGGTCCAGGAGAGGAGAATTAGTGGAATGAAATTTTATATTGCTGGTAAAATAACAGGGTTAAAAAACTATAAAGAAAATTTTAATAAAGCAGAAGAAAAATTAAAAAATGCAGGTCACTTATGTATGAATCCGAGTATATTGCCAGAAGGTTTTCCATGGAAAATTTATATGCCTATTTGCTACAGAATGATTGATGCTTGCGATTGCATCTATATGCTAAAAAATTGGGAAGATAGCAGAGGGGCTAAATTGGAATTAGAATATGCAAAAGATAATAATAAACAAATAATATATGAGTAATTTGTAGAAAAGGAGAATTAGTGAAAGGAGATTTTTATGAAAATTCCAAGATATTCAAAAAAGATAAATAACGCAGATATAGAGACAAAGAATAAAGTTGAGGAAATTATAAAAGAAACATTGGAATACGAATATATTCATTGTTATCCTATAGAAGATTTTAACTCAAATCAATTAGATATACTTGCAGAATATGCCAAAGAAAATGATGTTTTAGCTTTTATAAAAGCTGAACATAGTAATGTGCATCAAGGAGTATTGATTAGCACATTAAGAAAAGACAAAGTAAGTGAATTCATAAAATATCTTTAATGAATATAAGGCGAAGGAGTGAATTTTTAAATGTGGGGAGAATTTTGTAAGGTATATGCACCAAATGCAGAAAAGGATTCAAATAAAAAGATAAGTCATAAATACACACAAGAAGTTGTATGTCCTTATTGTGGAAATGAGTTTACTGACAGTTGGGAATATGATGATAGTGAAGAGATATATTGTGAATCATGTAAAAATACTTTTGATATGGAAAGAGCGATTGAAGTAACCTATTGTACCTATAAGAAAAAGAAATAAGTCGCATTCCAAATAGTGTAGATAAGGAGAAATAAATATGAAAGTTTTAGATCTATTACAAGATGAAATCAGAGAAGCATCTGAAATAAAACAATTGGGAACTGGTGAGTATCAATTAACTTATAACAATGAAGTTGTAAAAAGAAAAAGATATGAGTTTAGAGAGTTAGATAAGGTTTATAAATGCAATAAAGGATTTGCATTAGAAGTATGCGATGGTGATGGGTTTACTGTGGAAGATGAATACTTGAATATTGATGAAAATTCTTTATGGTTTTATCCAGAAGATAAAGACTATAGACTCATCGGTGGAGAAATAAGGCTTGAAAATGAAGAACGTGGATGGATTGAAATAACTAAAGAAACTTTAAAGGAACATTTTATAGAAGTGTAATTCGCAATTCAACTATAAGGAGATGGACTTAGATATATGTTATATAAAGGTTGTAAGTACTGTTTCTGTGAAGATTGTCCTAACGACTGTAAGAAGTGCAATGAATGTAATGAAGGTATAGACGGTATTGGGTATTGCAGAACCTATAGGGAGCTTGAAGAAAATAGACAATTAAGTTTATTTGCAACTACAGATAAAAATTAAAATACCAATGAAAATTAAATTGTAAGGGAATAAACACTTATGAGGGTGTAGTCATACATCTACACTCTCATATGAAAGTCAAATAATAATGGAGGGGTAAAGATGGAAAAGCCTATATTATTCAATACAGAAATGGTTCAAGCTATTTTAGAAGGTAGAAAAATAGTTACTAGAAGAGTTATAAAAAGAACACCAAGCAATGATGAACCTTCTGGATATGGATTTTGGAAGGAGTTTAATGAGAGAGATAATAAGTGGTATGTAAAAGACTATACACATAGTTGTATATGGTGGCCATTAAAAGAATACATTGAAAGATTTTCAAAATACCACATAGGAGATATCCTCTATGTAAGGGAAACATGGGGAATACAGAGTATGAAGAATTACGGCAAGAGGGTTAAATTTTTATATAAAGCTGAGCCTAACAAAGAATTGAGAGAGGTTGCATTATCTGAGAGTAGATATGATGATATGCTTAAATATTCTTTTAAAAATGGATGGCAGCCAAGCTTATTCATGCCGAAAGAAGCAGCAAGAATATTTTTAGAGGTTACAGATATAAGAGTAGAAAGGTTGCAAGATATTACAGAAGAAGGAGCGAGGGAAGAAGGTTGTATTGATTTTCATGACAAAATAGGTGATGGAAAGTTTGAAGATGTACTTGAATTTGACTTGACTGCAAAAGATGCGTTTTCAGAACTTTGGAATTCAACAGTAAATAAAAAAGATATAAATTTATATGGATGGGATGAAAATCCTTGGGTGTGGGTTATAAAGTTTAAAGTCAAGGAGGTAAAGAATTAATGGAGTTTATAAGTGCGGAGGAATTTTTAAAGCAGCCTAAAGAAGTTCAAGAAGTATTTAGAGATTGGTGTGAAAATAATCTTGAAGTTAATGATTATGTAGTACCAATAAATCCTGAAACAAATGAGGTAGTTGATAGCATATGCAGAATCAATCAATGTTTAGATACTAGACAACACAAGGTTAATGTAGGAAGAGTATTCTATTTGGAAACTTGTTTATTATACGATACAGTTTTTGAGTTTGTACCTTTACTTACAGAAGGTCAGCTTAGAAAGTTTATAGAAGATAAGATTGGAAGAAATATAGAGTGTAATTATTATGATTGCTTATGGAAATATCAGATTACATTTAATGAACATTATAGAATTATAAGAACTGACGAAGATAACTTGCTTCAAGCATATTGGAAAGTAGCTTGTGAAATAGCAAAGGAGAGTGTTGAAGGTGGCTTGTAATACATCAAAAGTAAGACAGTTACTAGTGACTATAAGAGAATTATCGCAATGGATGAATGAGGATGAAATATCAGAGATAGGCGTTGTTATGCTTAAGGTTTTAAAAAGATTAGAAAAGGAGAATGAAGGCAATGGAATACATTAATGAAATTAATATCAATCAAGCCATAATTCATATACTAGATAATAATACAGATGAACCAGTATTAAATAAATATTCATTAGAGCTAACAGAAGAAGTGTATACCTTTATTTTTAAACATATTCAAAGATGCTTAAGGGATGAAGAGTTAAGATATGCAATGTTTAATGATGAAAAAAACATTGTAAAGGAAATATCTCAGGAATATCTAAATGGAGAAAATAGTTTAATAAATGTTTCGCATGAGTTAGCTAATCAGATGTTTAGGCTAATGAGGTCAAAAGGTGATATACCTTCATGTGATTTGCTTACTGTATCATTTACTACAGAGTATGGAGCATTTATAGGGATATTTAAGATGGACTATATTAAAAACTATATGCACAATGTAGAGTTCGTAGATGGAAAGATTGGAATAGATATAATACCTCAATTTACTGGATTACCATCAAGTAGTGCAAGAATACAAAAGTGTGCATTTATTAGGACTATAGATAAGGATAATTCATATGATCTACTAGTCATTGACAAGAGAAATAAGAGAGCAAATGAAGATAAGGAATATGGTTCAAATTATTTTATTGATAATTATTTAGGATGTACTCTTATAGAAAATGACAGAGATAATACTAAAGGATTTATCAAAGGTAATGAAGTGTTTATTAGGAACTATATTTCAGAAGATGTAGCTGCAGCAGAAAAAGTTAGAAGTAAGATAAAAGAGAAATTAACAACAGATGATGAAGTAAATATTGAGGAAATGGCTGAAATATTAGAAGAACATAAGCCAGGCACTAAAGAAAGCTACATGATGTATATGGAATCATTATGTAATCAAAAGTTTCCTATAGATAAAAACTATACTGAAAAGAGGTTAAAGAGGGCAAGATTAAAGATAGATAGAAATATTGACTTATATATTAGTCAAGATGCATACAAGGACTCTAGCAGATTTGAGATTACTAGAAATGGTGATGGAAGTATTAATATGACTATCAAGAATATCACTAATTATATAGAAAAGTAGGGGAAGTAATGAAGTTAATGATGCACGTACTAAAGAGTAACCCAGGTTTAAAACTTGATAATGAAAAAATAACCTTTGATGAAATTTTGGATAAGCTTAAAGAGGAATATAACGAGGTTGTTGAAGCTACGAATGATTATTGGGATAAGAGAACATTATCGACATTAAAAGAAGTCATAAGAGAAACATTTGATTTATGCCAGGTATGCATCTTAATGCTATGGAAGTGTCACAGGAAAGCAATAACATTTAATGAACCTAAATTAATACAAGATTTAAATATAGAGCATAAAGATAAACTTGCATCAAGAGGATGGATTTTCAAAACTGGAATTGAGATAGATGTAAAAGAATAAGGGGATGTAAAGTATGTTAACAATTTTAATCAGCTTAGCATTGATATTTGTAATATTTATAATGTTTCTTTTCAAAAGTGCAAATGAAGATAGAAGAGATTTAATGTGTTATGAGAAATGCATAGCTAAAAGTGAACATACAGAAGATGATTGTAAAATGTGCATTGATGCAGGGCAATGTATTAAGAAGTTATAGGAAATAGTGGACAGGCGGTGGTGCTTGTCCACATTTACACACAAAAGTGGAGGTAATTGAATGATAGTAGTGGAAGGAAAAATAAAAAGTAAAGCAAGACCACGATTTAATAGCAAAACAGGTAGAACATTTACTCCAGGAGATACAGTTAATTATGAAAATTGGGTAAGGATTAATTATAAAGACCAATGTGGAGAGTATTTAGAAGGTTCTATAAGAGCAAGGATAATAGTTTATTATAAAGTACCTAAAAGTTATCCAAAGAAACGTATACAAGCTATAAGAGAAGGGTTAGAACAACCACAAAAGAAACCAGATGCAGATAATATTGCAAAGATTATACTTGATAGCTTAAACAAAATAGCCTTTGATGATGATAGTCAAGTTGTGGAGCTTATAGTCATAAAGAGATACACAGAAGAGGTAGAGAGAGTTGAGTTTGAATTGGAGGAGATAAAATGAGTAACTGTAAATATGATTTTGGGGTTTTTAATGATGGGCATGAAGCAACAAATATAGTAGGTGTAGTAGAGCTTTTTAAGGATAAAGAGAATTTCTTAAAAGCTTGTTATGTGAATTATGCAGATGTTATAAGAGATAAAGCATTTACTGTTGATGATGTAAAAGAAGGTCAAATAAGATATTTACCCAGAGGTATGGATGGAAACGGAAGTGGATATTACCTTGTAAGTGGAAGAATGAAAGGCTCTTCAGATGTTTATTATATAGATTTATAAAACAATAATTAAAATAGGTGATAAATATGAATAAATATTACTTTGAAGAAAATCATGTAAGGAAAGAAATTAGAGATATAGAGTTTATAAGAAGGATATGCAAGGCGGTTAATTATGATAAATGGCGTAACAGATATGGAGCTGAGTTCATTAAAGTTGACTCTGAGATATACCAGTATAGAGATTTAGGCAATGCACAGGTTTTAAATTTAGTATCTGGAGAATTTCTAGAAGAAATGAGAAGAAAAGGTATGACTTTTAAAAATGATGATTTATCCAGTGGAACTGAAGAAGTGGATGGACTGATAAAATTTATTGTTTGATGTGTAATTTGTAGATGTTGATAGATGGAAAGGAATTGAGAAGATGATTAATGTAGATGAATTGAAACAATTAGAAGAAGATACTCTTAAATTCTATTATTGTGAAAGCGAGGACGAGTATTTAATAGGACAAAGAGCAGATACGTTATATTATGCAAGATGGACAGGCAATAGCTTTGAGTTCTTTATGTCTAGGTATTTACCTTGGGGAACAGGAAATTATCCTAGTGAACCGAAAGAGGTAAATTTTACAGAGTGGCTTAATGGGTTCTTGAAAAAGATTAATTCGTAATACAAGCAAATCTGTAGGTATTGCGGAGTAATTAGGAGGGGTATTATGACAAAAGAGCAGTTAGAAAAATACTTAAATCAAAAGGTAAAAATAGAATTGTTTGATGATGATAAGATTGAGGGATATTTAAGAAAAACAGGAGAAAGTGATTTTAAAAATAACCCTAATCTATATATACCTAAAAATTATTATTTCTTAACAGATGGTAGTTTGAATACTGTATCTTGCTTATTTAGGGTATCACACGTGGTTAAAATCAATGTAGAAAATGAGAAGGAGTTGAGTGTGTGAAATATTATGAAATTATGGATAAAGAAGAAAAGGGAATATTCATTAGTTTTACAGAACGATTTGATGCACTAATATGGTTAAGAGGAGAAAAAGTTAGCAATCCTAAGCGAGTTGAAGAAGAAGGGTTGCATATTGTAGAGGTA